CAACCGCAAGTTGATTTCCCAACCAATACCAGCCCAATGCTGCCGGCTACTGCCGGAACCGGAGCAATGGCTGGTATTGAAACCCAACGCGCCGATGGAGAAATTAAGTGACGACTTGCACGACGGGCGACCAATTCCCAGAGGGAGGAACTGTGTGATGACTACAAAAAATACTGGCTGGCGATGTAGCATCATTGCAATGATCGACACTAAACCCGCAGGAGCGACGCAGTGACCATTTCCGCAGAAGAACTTTCGACCTTGACTCCAGACGAACAAGAGGCGGTGCTTGCCGCGCAGAAGCCGGAAACCGCAACCGAGGAAATCGCCTCGGAAGAAGTTGCGCCCGTTGATTCTGCCGATCCTGATGATGGTGCCGCCGAGCCGGGCGATGGTGAGCAGGTTGCTGACGATGCCGCAGAGGAAGTTATTCAGCCGGCCGGGTTCGTGCCGCAGTTCGATGCCTCGGCGCCGGAAGGGGTTGCCGAGCAGATTGCCGCACTGAACGAGCGGGAGCTTGCGCTTGAAGCGCAGTTCAATGACGGTGAAATCGACGCGCCCGAGTTGTCGCGCGCCATGCGCGAAATTTCAAGCAAGCGCACCGAGTTGCTGATCGAACAGAAGCAAGCCGAGTGGGCCGCCAAGCAGAACGCAGAGATCGAGCAGCAATTCAATGCGCGCATCACCAGGCAATTCTTCGACCGCCCGGCTGCGAAGCTGTACGAAGACACAATCATGTACAGGCTGCTCGATGCCACCGTGGCCGATTTGCGCACGTCGGCGCCGGAAAAAGGCTATGAATGGGCGCTCAACGAAGCCGACCGCTTGGTTCGTCAGCGCATCGGCGGAAATGCGCCGAGCCTGAAGCCTGTCGAGGCGCCCCGGGCCAAGGAAGTTCCGCCGACCGTTCGCACCATCGGCAACCTGCCCGCTGCTGCGCCTGCGCCGGTCGGCGATGACCGTGCCGAGAAGATCGGTATGCTCGAAGGCGAGGATCTGGAAAAGTACGTTGGCCGGCTGTCGGCCGATGACCGCAAGAAACTATCGAGGGCCGCGTAATGGCTCAAGGTGTCGTCCATGAAATCGAGGTGGGCGAAACGCTGTTTGCTGGAAACGTTGCCGTGACGGCAGAGCAAAAGAGCGGACGAAAGGTAAGACTCAGAGTTGTAGCGCCGGACGAGACGAAAATCTCGCGCCGGAAAAACGAACCCGGCGAAAGCCGTATGACTGCGGAGCAATCCGTGTAATCGCCGGCATTCCGGCAGTTGATGCGCAGGAGTGCGTCATGTGCTTGTTTAGGAGAATAATGACATGGCACGCACTTCGATTTTGCCGACCGATGCATCGGCATTGAAAGTTTGGGCGGCGGAAGTCGCCATCGACTCCAAGAAGAAATCCTTCTGGGAAAAAATGACTGGCAGCGAAGCCGATGCTTTGCCGGTCGTTCACAAGATGGACCTCGAGTCCGGCCCTGGCGACGAGGTAACGACAACCCTGATTGCCAAGCTCCGCGGCAAGCCGATCGAAGGGTCGGAAAAGGGCGAGGGCCGCGAACAATCGCTGGCTCACTACACGCAGAAAATGCGCATCGACAAGCACCGCCAGTTGGTGAACGTCGGTGACGTAATGACGCAGAAGCGCGTCAATTTCAGCGTCACCGATCAGGTGAGGGCCCGCTTGTCTGATTACATGGCCGAAATCTACGACGAACAGGCGCACATGACCGCAGCAGGCGGCCGCGGTGTCGGCACGGAAATCCAGCATTACCCTGTTGGCTACGCCGGATTCCCGAATGCCTTCATCACCCCAGATGCGGCCCATCTCATCATCGGCAATGGCAAGACGACCTCCACGCTGACTGGCGCCGGCGATACCAACTTGTCTACTGCCATCATCGACCGCGCCGTTGTTCGCGCCAAGAAGATGCTCGGCGTCGAAACCGCCCAGGGTGCCCGCATGGAGCCGATCAACGTTGACGGCCAGAAGGCTTTCGTTCTGCTGGCTGCGCCCGAGTCGATGTACGACCTGCGTCGCGAAGTCGGCGATGCCGGCTGGCTGACGCTTGAGAAGGCCAAGGCTGCCGCAGTTGGAGCCAAGTCGCCGATCTTCACTGCCGGCCAGTCGTACTACTCCGGCGTCCTGCTGATGGAGCACGAAACCTGCGTCAAGCATTCGGTGCACACTAGCAACGGCTCGACCATCGTCCCGACCGTCCGCAACCTGTTCCTCGGCGCCCATGCAATTTCGGTTGCTTACGGCACCAAGGGCCAGCGTGGCGGCGTGCGCTACGAGCTGACCGATTCCGACCTTGACCACGGCGAGGAAGAAGTTGTCATCACCCGCATGATCGCCGGCTGGATCAAGAACCAGTTCAACGGCATGGACTTCGGTGTTCAGTCGATCGACACCGCCTACACCGCCATCGCGTAAGGAGAATCCAACATGGCTTTCTACCAATCCAAGCAAATCGTCAACAACGAGCCGCTGGTGTCCGCCGATGGCGCCACCGAAACCATTGCCATTGTCGGCGACTTCACCACCGTCACCGGCATGGTCACTGGCGAAATCATCGAAATGGTCGGCCTCCCCGCCGGATATGTCCCGGTGGATGTCCTGGTCGCCTACGATGCGTCCGCCGCTGCGGCATGGACGGCTGACTGCGGCGTGCTTTCCGGAAACTACGGTGTTACCACGGGCACGGCTCGTACCCAGGGCAACGAAGCGTTTGCGGCCAACTCGACCGGCCAGGGCGCTGCCGGCCTGGTCCGGGCTGCCAAGCCGAACCTGGCGCAACTTGCTCCAGCCGATAACGACCGTGGCATCGGACTGAAGATCGTCGGCACCCTGACCACCCTGGTTGTCGGAACCAACATCCGCATGACCTTGCTGGCCCGCGCTGCACGCAACGGGGTCTAAGCATGGGCCGTCCGCGCAGGAGTGCGAATCAAGCGGCATCTTCGGGTGCCGTTTTTGAATCTGCGCCGGTTGCTTCACCGCAGCCGGCAAGTTTTGCAATCAGTCGCTCGGTCCATGATTTGACCGGCGACGAACTCAAGGCCCATGCCCGCAAGATAGGCGTCTCTGAGCGAGACGTGATCGGACTGTCCGAATCACGGCTGCGTCAGAATTGCCTGGTCATGGCGCATGAGAACCTGGAAAACGCCTGACATGAATCTCGGTGAGCTTCGTTCTGACTTCAGGGGCCGCGTATGCGACACTAAAAAGCCATACCTGTGGAGTGATCGAGAAGTCGACGGGTACATCAACGAAGCGCTGATCGAGGCGGTTGATCGCGGCCTGATGATCTATGACCGCGAGTCATTCACAGTAGATGTCGCTGTGGGCGTGACTGACTACGCGCTCGACAAAAGCATCATCCGCGTCAATGCGGCATTGGTCACGTCGAAAGATGGTGTGGCGCTTGACGAGCCAGAGTTGCTGCGCCTGGCAGAACGCGAATCAGGATTTGTGTACCATCAGCAATTCGGTCGCCACCATGATCTGCAGGGATACCGGATTGACGAAGACGGAACATTTGTTCTCGATGCCACGCCTTCGACAGTCGCTACCTTGTCACTGGAAGTTTATCGCTACGCCGATGCGCTGCAGGACGATAGCGACGAGCCTGAGATTCCGAACAAGTATCACGCCAAGATGCTGGATTGGGCGCTGAAGCTGGCCTATCTCAAGCAGGATGCTGACACATACGATCCGTCCGCGGCAGAGCGTCACGACGCAGAGTTTGCTCGCACATTCGGTACGCCAAAGACAGCGCAGCAGCATCGGCAGCGGCTTCGTCGTGCGGCGCGAAGCATCAAGACTCCTGGGTTCTGAATCGGAGGCCACGATGAACCTGCGCATCGAGAACAGCGAACTCTATGTCGACAACCTGAGACTTTGCTTTGCCGGAGCCGGAAATGGACGCCAAAATCTACAGCCTGGACGATATGAAGTCGTCACGCAATACTCCACTCACCACGGAAAGATACTTCCCGACGCAGTGGGTCTCGGATGGCTTGGCCCTTTCTCTGAGTGCGATGTCATTCTGGGTGGAGTGCGCGGTCGCCATGGCGTCATTCCATCACCTGCTAGCACAAACGCCCTGCTTGCCCGTCTCGAAGTAGCCGAGGACGCCGGCCGCAAAGTCGTGCTGGAAGTCAAATGAACACGGATGAGCGCATCGCCGTTCTTGAAGCGGAAATCGCCACACTGAAATTCGCCGTGATTGCCCTGGCGTTTCGTCTGGAGGCCAATAGCCTTGCCGCCTACGCATCTCCTGACGAACAACCTTCGGAGGTGCTGCATTGAACCTGATACCTGACTGGAAACTCATTGCACGAAAGGCGTGGTCTGTTCGCCTGATGGCAATCGCCTCGATCCTTTCCGGCTGCGAGGCGGTGTTGCCCTACGCCGAATTCGTGCTGCCGCGCGGCTCGTTCGCCCTGCTGTCGTTCGTCATCGTGACGCTGGCCCTGCTGGCACGCTTCGTCGCGCAGCGCGATATTCAGGACGCCAGCAAGGAAAAAGATGAAGGGATGATTCAGTGGTAATAAGCCCGCGCTACCTGTCTCGCAAGTTCCTCCTGACGATGCTGATCGTCCTGCTCGGCACGTTTCTACGGTGGTTCGATCTGGTCGATGGTGGAATGTGGGTCACGGTCGTTTCGCTGGCCATGACGGTCTACGTCGGCGGCAACGTGGCGCAAAAGCATGGGGAACTACGATGACTATGACCCGTAACCAGAAGGTCAGTACGGCTATTGCTTCTGTCGTGGCACTGACGGCAAGCTCTGAGGGGGTTCGCCAGTTCGCGTACTACGACCCTCCGGGCATTCTCACCGTCTGCTACGGGCATACAGGAAGCGACGTGAAGAAGGGCGTCAAGTACAGCCTTGACGAATGCAAGGCGCTTCTGTCAAAGGACATGCTGACGGCAATGGAGGCGGTTGACCGCTGTCACCCAGACCTGCCAGTTCCAGTGCTCGCTGCTTTCGGAGACGCCGTATTCAACATGGGGCCGACGGTCGCGTGCAACAAGGCGCAGTCACGCGCGGCCCAGTACCTCTACGTTGGGAACTATGCGGCGGCGTGCAACGAACTACCGAAGTGGAACAAGGCGCGCGTGGCCGGTGTCCTTGTTGCCTTGCCCGGCTTGACAAAGCGGCGCGCTGCCGAGCAGATGCTCTGTCTGGAGGGCGCATGAACACCTTCCGCCGGGGCATCATTTCCTCCGAGATCACTTCCCTCTGCGACTCGGAACGGCGCATCGGCGTTCTGATTGCTGCCGAGGAAAAGGCGCTCACAGCGCAGCCCGATCCGATTGAGAACTCGCAGCACTCCGCATCTTCCCGCGTTGCCCTTGCCACGCTGAGGTTTGCTCGGGATGACGTGCAGAAGGCAATCCGCAACCTGAAGACTGCGCTCGATTCCGAGAACATTGAGCACATCGACATTGGAGCCGCCGCATGCTCGCCATGATGACTCCCACCCGATACCTGCTGCTCGGCATGGTCGTTGCACTGGTTGCCCTGACGCTACTCCTGCTCGGTGCGAACGCCAGGGTGAAGCAGTTCAGGGCCGAGTTGGAGACGTGTACCGCGAACCACAAAGCGTTCGTTTCGCTCACGAAGTCCGCCGGAGACCTTGCCAAGGCCAAGGCGCAAGCCACGGAGTTGAAAAATGAAATCATCGTCGAACAAACCCACACAGGGTGGGCTGCTGCCCTTGCTTCTGTGCGTACTGATGCTAACCGCGAGCGGTTGCGCGTCGCAGCCGGTGGAAGTTCCGGTGGCAGTGGAGTGTCCGCGCCCGCCCAAGATCGACCCTTCAATGCTGGAACCGACCCCAACGCAATACCTCCTGCCGCCCGAATTGCGCAGGACTGCGCGGAAACCACAGTGACAGCGAATTATTTGCAGAGCTACATCGAGAAAGTCGAGGCGCAGTGATGTTTGATCATTCTGGTCACTTCGAGTGGTTTTTCAAGGTAGTTGAACACGCCAAGGAGGCGTTTGCGTCGTTCGTGTTCTACGGTGCGACGCAGCAAACAACTATCAACACGTCTGCCATCGCTACTTCGGTCGTTGTCGGAGTCCTGTCCGCCATGGCGGCAACGTATGTCCAGTCTGACCGAACCGCCAACGACCTGAAACGCGAATCCGCTGCGAGCGCAGAGTTTCGTCAGGAGGTTCGTGACTACATGCGCAACCAAGGGGATAAGCTCTTGGCGTTGTCCGAAAAAAGCGGGCGCCTCGAAGTAGAGATAGCGGCGATGCGCGGAGCCATGAGCGGTATGAGCGGGATGAGCGGGATGAGCGGCAGTCGCAGTCAACGGGGGATGAGTAATGACCGATAAAGAAATTCTGATCCAGAAGGGAAAGACCTTTTCCCTCGTCGTTCGGTGGGAGACAGAGCCTGTCGTGCGCAAGGCGATCACGGCAATTTCTCTTGCTAATGGCGCACCGCGCCTGACAATCTCCTCGCACGGAATCCCGGATGGCTGGAACGGCACGGTCTATGGCGTTGAGGGAATGAAGCAGATCAATGACGTAGGTGTTCAGCAACTTACGGTCATCGACTCAAACACCATCGAACTGAACGGCGTCACTCCTGTCGACGATAACGGGAAAATGTGGCCGGCGTATACCTCTGGCGGGTTCGTAAAGTTCTACACACCCAAGAGCCTTGCGGGCTATACGGCCCGCATGGACATCAAGGACAAGATCGGCGGCACGGTATGGGCGTCGTCAGAGGTTGCTGACACCCCATACGACATCATTGAGATCACTGTTGACGACGCTGCCAAGACAATCACCTTGACTATCGACGCTGTTGATACCGCCGCACTGACGGCGAAGCGTGGTGTTGCCGACCTTGAGCTTGTCTCGGTTGGTGGCGTGGTAACGAAACTCAAGCTGACGCAAGGCGAACAAGACGAACCCGATGCCGTCCGAGTGGCCGGCGAAGTAACGACGTAAAAGGAGTATCCCCATGAGTCTTTCCAACACTTCCGAAAACGCAACCCTGAAAATGCACCTTCAGGGTACGGACCCGTCCTATCGTGCAGGCGCTACGCAGTACCTTGCGCTATTTACCGCCGACCCTGGCGAAGCCGCATCACTTGCCGCCGAAGCAGATTACACCGGCTATGCGCGGGTGGCACTGACCAAGGCAACCGCATGGACTGATGGCGGGTCGTCTTTCACGAATGCTTCCCTGATCCAGTTTGGTGCCTGTACCGCAGGAACGAATGCAATCACGCACTTTGCCGTGGTCGATACAGCTTCAGGTGCGGTAGCGCAGATGATTTCTGGTGCGCTGTCGGCAACCTTGAACGTATCTGCCGGTATTCAGCCGCAATTTGCCGCTGCTGCGCTGACGGTCACTGCTGACTAATTGTGGCTGGATTTCGCAACGTCAAAGCATGGGCATCTGCGCCTGACTTGGGCAGATACCATGTGACCACTTTCCGCAAGGCCGTAGCATCGTCGGCCACAGTGGCGAACGATTTTGTGGATTACACCTACTTTGCCGGAAATCCGCCTGCAAACTTCTACGCCTCTGCTCCTTTGGTTGCGGCGCTGGTAGAGGATATTCGCGGCTTTAATGTGCCGAATGTTTCGCCGATGAAACAGTTCGTCAAGAGCATTACGGTCATGTCGGCTGCTTCATCGGCAACAGCTACTACGAACCAGAATCAGCGAATGGTCTTATGTGACTACCTGCTGTATTACCCGTTCGTTGATACGGACGCGGTTGGCGAGTTGCAGGAAATGATCCAGACGGCTTCATTGACCCGCTACACATCGGGTCAAGGCGTGATGATGATGGCTGTTTCACAATCTGCATCTTCGGCAGTCGGTACATTTACAGTTTCATACACAAATCAGGACGGGACCGCAGGGCGTACAAGCGGTGTGACCTATACCAAGGTGGTATCAGGCGGCGGAACGCTTGTTTCATCAACCAACAATGCGGCAACAGGCTCGCAACCGTTCATTCAACTACAAGCTGGCGATACCGGAGTGCGTTCGGTTCAGTCCGTCACGTTCTCTGCCGCAGGTGGCGGGCTGATGGCGATTGTCCTAGTCAAGCCATTGATGCACTTCTACTGTACTCAGGAATGCCGCCGGACCACATCGGGAAACCTAGAAAGCTACGGGGCAGCATCGCAGGTTGAAAGCATCATTCACAGACAACCTGTAGAACTTATTGATGGTCGGGTACTCGGTATCGTTTCGCTAGGCAACGCGGGAACGCTTGCGTCCTCAATTCTTACTGGCGTTCTCGAAACGCATTGGAGCTAACATGGGGCTAAACATACTTCCATTTCTTATGGAGCTTTATGCGGCTTATAACCGTAGGATTAACGGCGAATTGCTTTGCAAGGTATTTACCAGGAACACCAGCGGCGAGCGCGGCTCTGATTGTGGCGATAGCGTGATTCGGTATCTTTGCGCGAACGTGTGCATCACCAACAACGGCGCGGCCTCTGTCAAGCGCGTCCTGCGTGTTTTGGGCGTGCGTACCAGGAATCAGGTGCGCCGGATTAACGCATTTTGGGTTGTCGCATGAATGCCTTAACAATAGCCCTTCAGGTATCGGCCCAAAGGCTAGTTCATACGCGACGCGATGCGCTCGTTCTGCCTTTCTGTTTATGCGGATTGACCCGTATCCGGTTTTTAAAAGTGCGCCCGTCCATATCCAGCAATCGCCTGACTTATCAACTTTCTCCCAAAACCTTTCAGCAAGCGGCCTTCTCTGCCACTTCGATTGCGCCTCTGCCCGACACTTGCGCGAGCAATAGGATCGTTTCGCTCTATGCGACGGCGGCGCGTAATACTCCGCTCCGCACTCTACGCAATAGCTTGGGGTTCCTTCCTTCTTCATCGCGGCCCTTTCTGGTTGCACTTGGTTAATAAAGGAATTATATCATGGGTTTCCAGAGTCAAGACGACCTGATCAA